GATTTGGCAGATGCGGCTAGGGCAGCGGAAAAAGAAGTCACCGATATGCGTCAGACTTTCGCAAGGCACAATCTAAACATGCTCTCGATACGCAAGCCGGGATTGATCGAGAAGATAATCAATAGAGGGACGGTCAAGGTTAATGAAGAGCTTGCCGACATTACTGATCCTAATCAGCTTAACTAGCTGCTCTTTGGTTAGACCAGAGCCTGTTCCAGATGTGAAGCAGGTCGAGGTAGTCACTATCGAGAAGCCTGCCCCGGTCTACCACCCGCCGTTGCCCAATCAGATATCGCCGCTGCCAGTCGAATGGCGCGTGCTAACGCCAGAGACAATGAAAATCTACCTGGATGATTTGAACGCAGGCAAAGCGCCGGTTGATGCGTACTATGGGCTAACTCCGAAGGGGTATGAAAACCTAAGCACGAACATAGCGGAAATAAAACGGTATATTCGACAAGCGCTCAGCGTTATACAATACTACAGAAATTTGGACACAGGGTCGGACACCGATGATGAAGACGAGCGGGGAGGGCAAAGCCCTAATTAAAAAATTCGAAGGCTGCGAATTACAGGCATATCAGTGTTCAGCGAATGTTTGGACAATTGGATATGGGCACACGCGAGATGTAAGCGAGGGAGATTCGTGCTCCCAAGAAGAAGCCGACACCATGTTGGCTGAAGACCTGGAAGAGTTTGAGGGCTATGTGAATGACCTGGTTGAGACAGAGTTGTCACAAAACCAATTCGACGCCTTGGTAGCTTGGACTTACAACCTTGGGCCAACGAATTTGAAAGCATCCACTCTGCTGCAACGCCTGAACGAAGGTGACCTGGCAGACGCGCCACATCAGATTCGCCGTTGGAACAAGGCTGGCGGCCAGGTTCTGGATGGCTTGATTCGCAGGCGTGAGGCTGAGGCTTTGCTGTTCACCGGAGAAGCCTGGGAAGATGTCTGAACTTTCGCTGAAAGACTTCGAGATCCTCAGTGAACAGGATCAGAACGAAGCTCTGGCACTGCTGTCTCGCTATGACCAGATGGAAAAGCAGGACAAGTGTCAAAGCGATTTCATAGAATTCGTCAAGCACATGTGGCCAGAATGTATACTCGGTCGCCACCACAAGATCATAGGCGACAAATTCAATAAGATCGCGCAGGGGAAGCTGAAACGCCTGATAGTTTGCCTCCCTCCTAGACATTCGAAGTCTGAATTCGCCAGCACCTACTTTCCGGCTTGGATGATGGGTCTCAAGGGTGATTTAAAAATTATTCAGACGACGCACACCGCTGAGCTTGCCGTGCGCTTCGGCAGGAAGGTCCGAAACATCATCGATTCTGACGACTACTCTCAGATATTCCCGGATTTGCAGCTCCAAGCTGACAACAAATCAGCGGGACGTTGGACCACGAACCAGGAGGGAGAATCATTCTATGCCGGTGTTGGTGGTGCCATTACAGGTCGAGGCGCTGATTTGCTGATCATCGACGACCCTCACTCTGAACAAGACGCCTTGTCGCCTACAGCGATGGAGTCGGCGTATGAGTGGTACACCTCTGGTCCTCGTCAGCGATTGCAGCCGGGCGGAATCATCATTATCGTCATGACTCGATGGTCAACAAAAGACCTAGTCGGGAAGGTGCTAAAGAAGCAAGGCGACGATCACGCGGATCAGTGGGAAGTCATAGAGTTCCCGGCCATCATGCCTGAGTCCGACACACCTCTTTGGCCAGAGTTCTGGAAAAAAGAGGAGCTACTTTCCGTCAAGGCATCGCTTCCGGTCAGCAAATGGAACAGCCAATGGATGCAAAACCCCACGGCAGAAGCTGGCTCGATTGTTAAACGCGAGTGGTGGCGCAAGTGGGAAAACGATTGGGTTCCGGCGTATGACTACGTCATTCAATCCTACGATACCGCTTTCAGCAAAAAAGAGACCGCTGACTACTCGGCCATCACGACCTGGGCGATATTCCAGTCGCCAGACGAGGATGTTCAGGCTCTGATTTTGCTCGACGCGAAGCGTGTAAGGCTTGACTTTCCAGAGCTGAAAAGACTTGCTTACGAGGAGTACAAGTATTGGGAGCCAGACTGTATTCTCATCGAAGCGAAGGCGAGCGGCACGCCATTGACGCAAGAACTTCGTCGAATGGGTATTCCGGTAACAGCGTATACGCCATCACGCGGTCAGGATAAAATTGCACGAATGAATTCCGTGGCCCCAATTTTTGAGTCTGGTATGGTGTGGGCACCTGATGAAAGTTTCGCGGAAGAAGTGATCGAGGAAATGGCGAGCTTTCCATTCGGCGACAATGATGACTACTGCGACTCAGCAACGATGGCGTTGATGCGTTTTCGACAAGGCGGCTTTTTGAGCCTGCAAGACGATTATCCTGAAGAGGCTGAGTTTTTGAGACGTGACAGACAGGTTTATTACTGATGGCAATTGAAAAAGAAGGCTTAGGCACCGAGGACAACCCCGACATCATGCCGATGGGGAGTGCGATTGAAATCGAGCCGGAAATGACGAGAAACGATGAGATTCGAAACGCTGCTGAAATTTTAGTGCGTGAGGAAGAAATTCTTATCGATGACGAAATTTACGCCGAAGAGGAGCAAATCGCTACTGACTTCAACGCAAACTTGGTCAATTTCATCTCTGAGTCCGATCTTTCAAAGCTTGCCAGTGATGTTATTGGCTCTATCAAAGCCGATAAAGAAAGCCGCGCCGAGTGGGAAAAGACGTACACGGACGGCCTAAAATATTTGGGGATGAAGTTCGATGACTCTCGAAGCCAGCCATTTGAAGGCTCTACAGGCGTTATTCACCCGATTTTGGCCGAATCTGTAACGCAGTTCCAAGCGCAAGCTTACAAGGAATTGTTGCCAGCTAAAGGGCCGGTCAAAACAGAAATCGTCGGTGCGCGTAATCCAGAGGTCGAAATGCAGGCCGGTCGCGTCCAAGATTTCATGAACTACTATATCCTCAATGTGATGGAGGAGTACGATCCCGAGCTGGACATGTTGCTCTTCTATCTGCCTTTGGCTGGGTCTGCTTTCAAGAAAGTGTATTTCGACACCAGCACCAATCGAGCAATGAGCAAGTTCATTGAGCCACAAGACCTCGTGGTGCCCTACGAAAGCGCTGATCTGTATTCCGCAGAGCGCGTGACTCATGTCCTTAACATGAGTCGAAACGAAATCAAGAAACAACAGCTCAGCGGCTTCTATGCCGATGTCGAGCTGAAAGGCGGCTCAATGGTCGTCAATCGAAGTGAAATCGAAGAGCAAATTGACGAAATCGAGGGTATGGAGCCTGCTTACCAGGAAGATCGTGATCATGTTGTTTTCGAGACTCACACGATTTTGGATCTCCCTGGGTTCGAAGACATAGGCGTAGATGGTGAGCCTACAGGACTAAAACTCCCCTACATCGTCACCATCGACGAGCAATCACAAAAAGTTTTATCGATCCGCCGAAATTATCTCGAAGCGGACCCGCGCAAGGCCAAGATAAACTTCTTCGTGCAGTACAAGTTTTTGCCCGGTCTTGGCTTCTACGGACTCGGCCTTAGTCACATGATCGGCGGGATCTCGAAGTCAGCAACCTCCATCTTGAGACAGCTTATTGATGCGGGCACGCTGGCTAACCTGCCAGCAGGATTCAAAGCCCGTGGCATGCGCATTCGTGATGAGGACAGCCCTTTGCAGCCGGGTGAGTTCCGCGACATCGACACCACGGGTGCTTCTTTGCGAGAAAACCTGATACCACTGCCGGTCAAAGAGCCTAGCAACGTGCTCATGCAGCTATTGGGTCTTCTCGTTGACTCAGGCAAGCGGTTTGCCTCGATTGCTGACATGAATGTTGGCGACATGAACCAAGCCATGCCCGTAGGCACTACTGTGGCTTTGTTGGAGCGCGGCACCAAGGTAATGAGCGCGATCCACAAGCGCCTGCACTACAGCCAAAAGCTTGAGTTTCAACTTCTAGCGAAGGTGTTTTCTGAGTATTTACCGCCTAGCTATCCCTACGTTTCACGCAATGGCCCACAAGAGATTATGGGTCAGGATTTCGATGGAAGAGTTGACGTTATCCCCGTTTCAGATCCCAACATCTTCAGCCAGTCCCAGCGCATCACGATGGCCCAGGAGCTGCTGACGATGGTTCAATCGAACCCTGAAATACACGGCCCACAAGGAATTTATGAGGCGTACAGGCGTATGTATTCAGCGCTAGGCGTTGACGATGTTGACAGCCTGATACAGCCGCCTCCACCGCCCCCGCAGCCGATGCCGGTTGATGCAGGCATTGAAAACAACGGTTTTTTGATGGGCGCTCCAGCGCAAGCGTTTGAGCCGCAGAATCATCAGTCTCACATTGACGCCCATAGGTCGTTATTCTTGACGGATGTCGTGAAGCAGAACCCTCAGTTGCAGGGAATGATCATTGGGCACATGATGCAGCATTTGCAGTTTATGGCGGGTCAAATGATTCAGGACCAGATACCGCAAGAGCTGAACCAGCAGATGCAGGAACTGCAGGTTGCAGCGCAGTCTGGCCAGCTTCCGCCTCAGCAAATGCAGCAGATGCAGGGTCAAATCCAAATGCAAATTGAGCAGCTTTCGTCGCCAATCCTGGCCCAATTAACGCAAGAATTGCTAGAGTCAATCGGCCAGGGCAACGAGACAGATCCGCTCGTTCAGATCCGGCAGCAAGAGCTGGCGCTCAAAGAAAAGGCGATTGACTCTGAAAACGAGCAGTTTGCGGCCAAGCAGCAGCAACGCGCTCAAGAAAAACTGCTAGAGACGGAGATCGCTAAACAACGTCTCGGAGTACAGAAAGAAGTTGCTGACGATAAGCTCGATGTAGCCATTCGTCGTTTAGAGCAACAAGCGGAGCTGAAGCTCCTCGATATGCAAAACAGAAACTAGGAGGCTCAAAATGGCTGAAATTATTTCATCGACAAGTGAAGCGCGGCAGCGGATTCAAGATCTTCGAGAGCGGAAGAAGCTTGCGAGACAAGTAGAAATTGCCCTCGCAGAAAAAGAGGCCGAGGAGGCTGCTGAGAAAAAGCGAAAAAGCGATGCTCGAATTGCAGCTAAATTAGCTCGCATCGCTGGTGAGAGTGCGCCCGTGGAAGAGGAGCCTGTTGTCGAAGAGGTTCAACAAGAAGCGCCCGAAGAAACGCCTGAAGAAGAGCCTGTAATGAAAAAGCCGGCAAAAAAGGCGGCAAAAAAAACCCATTACCCCGAGGAAGACTCATGAAAGACCTGAGCAAAATCGAAAAAGTTGAATCGCCCACAAAGACCATAAAGTCTACGCCGACTGCGCCCGAGCTAGTTCGCCGCACTATGGGCGGGAAGATTAAAGTGATTAAGGCTCGTGGCGCTGGCGCCGCGACCCGTGGGCTTGATTTTCACGAGAAAGTTTAGTGGATGACATTGATCTTGGCTCGCGCTTGAAGCGGATTATGGAAGATCGGAGAGAGCTTATCCGCGAAGTCCTAATGGACGGTATGCTCAAAGATATAGAACATTATAAAAGTTTGCAGGGCGAGCTAACTGTTATAAACTTGGTTGAGGACACCATTAGAGAATTCTACAAGGAAACCTAAATTGACTATCCCGACCACTCAATCGGCCTACGTGCCAACTGATGAGCGCGTGCTCGATCCAACTCTTCTCGATAAATCTGCACTGGAGCGTATGCCAGACCCTACCGGCTGGCGCATGCTCGTTTTGCCTTACAAGGGCAAGGCCCAAAGCGACGGCGGCATCCATCTGCTCAAAGAAACCGTAGACCGCGAGGCACTGGCTACAGTCGTTGCCTACGTGGTCAAAATGGGGCCGTTGTGCTACGGAGACGTTGAGAAGTTTGGTAACACTCCTTGGTGCCAAGAGAGGCAGTGGGTACTCATCGGTCGATACTCTGGCGCTAGATTCAAGCTGGAGGATGGTGGCGAGGTGCGCATCATCAACGACGACGAGGTAATTGGCACCATTCTGAATCCTGACGACATAGTGAGTTTCACATGATTGACAATCAAAACGCAGAGCAGATCGAAGAAGAGCCGGTGACTATTGAGATCACCGAAGACCCGGTCGAAACCAGCGAACCCGAGGACGAGCTTGAAAGTTACACGAAGTCTGTCTCCAAACGAATCAACAAGCTGAACGCTAAGCACCGCGAGGCGGAACAGCGAGCGCAGCAGCTTGAGCAAATTGCGCTTCAGAAAGAAGCAGAGCTTCAGCAGTACCGAAACTACTCGGTTCAACAATCGAATCATGTGCTGGCCAAAGAAGAGGAAGCTTTGGCTTCGAAAGAAGCTCAGATCGATGATGTGTACAAGAAGGCAGTTGAGTCAGGCGACAGTGACTTGATCACGAAGGCGGCAAAGCTCCAGAGCGACATCTCGATTCAAAAAGAAAAACTCCGCGTTGCAAAGGCCAGGCAGCAGTCAGCGATCCAAGAAGTCCAGGACACTGAAAATTACAACCAAATGTCGGCGCAGCAAGGTCAGTACCAGGAGGTCCAGCAGCAAGTCGTAAAGCCAACCGAGGACGCCCTTGATTGGCACAATCGCAATCCTTGGTATGCCAACACTGAAAATGAAAATGACATGAAGGCGACAGAATACGCCTATTTTGTTCACTACAACCTGGCAAACGAAGGTTACGACGTTGGCTCAGATGAGTATTATCAAGAATTGGACAGCCGTGTAGGTACGGCGTATCCTCACACGAGATCCGCTGATGGTGGATCTCAGACCGTTGAAACTGGAAGTCAACCCGCTGTGCAAAGAGTTGCTTCTGCCCCCACCGGGGGTCGGTCGAAAACACAAGGCAAAAA